CACCGTCCGTCTTCTCCTTGCCCATATAAGGCATGACAAGGATCCTCCACCCTGTGGGCTGTGGCATTCTATCTTTTAAGGATTTCGCTTCTGCGTCTTTTTCGGCTTTTTGTTTTGCGGCTCGTTGCGCTAGGACATATTCAGGTACGATCAGTGTCATCGATATACTTCACTTTCTTTAGCAGGGCCTTCAATTCATCAAGAGCATAGGTGACACCCTGTATTTCACCAACTCTTGCTTTGTAGTCTTCCCAGTCTGTTACTCCACCGCTTGTGATCGAAAGACTAATATCATCTACACGGTTAATCAATATCTTTTGATAGTCTTTTATAAAAGATACCACATCCATTTTGTTCCCCTTGCTATATAACTAAGTTAAATCGTTCTTTTAAAACCTCCTCTGTCGGAATAACAACTCTGTCATCATATGGACCAAAAGTTCCATAATCATAATATCCACCAGTTGTTGTTGGATCATACAAATATGGGTTGTCCGTATCTGGTGGCGGACCGTCTCCTATTCTTTCATCAGGACCGTCTCCACTACCAAAGCCACCAGAGAAAGTCCCTGTGCCTCCGGTCGTGCCAGCAGTTCCTAGCATATCCGCTATCTCACTTGGACTGCTAACACCTCTACCACTTTGAAGACTGTCTACAAGAGAGTCTAAGGTTGGTTTGCTTTGTGGTAATGATCCAAGACTTACTGGCGTATCATCAAGAAACTCAGATAAACTCTTCGGCATCGTTCCAAGACTTGCCAAACCAAGCTGTTCTGTCGTTTGTTGCACTTGGTTTTGAATATCAGCTAGTCCTGATTTTGGTGCTTCAGCCGAAGTGGTCCCTGACTTAATGACATCCATGAGTACATCAGTGCGTCCAGAAAAAGCCTCTTCAGCATCTATTTTAGGAGAGCTAACTCCTTGCCGTATTCCTTGCTCTATCTCTGCTCTTATTCGATCCTGTTCTGCCTTTGAAGCTTCTGCAACAGACTTCGCCTGCTCTGGAGTCAAGAAGTCTGCAAGATCTCCGATAGCTTGTTTGGCTGCATTATAGAAATCACCTATTGCTTGTTTACCAGCCGCAAATGCCTGACCTGCAAACGTCTGTGGCTCACCCGGTGGTGCCGCATTAGGTGGTGGCATTCCCTTTAATCCGTAAGTTTTGTTTGTAAGTTGATCTGCAAGGAAACTTACCGCTAGACCCGGCGGACCCAACGCTCCAATGCCTGCCAATACTGCCATATCCATAGGACTTCTTTTTCTAGCAAACTGTTGAACGGGTCCGAATACAGTTTTGAATCCTTGTTTCTGAACACCAGACCTTAAAAATCCCGGCTCTGCTGTTTCAAACGCTGGATTGTATCCAATCTTGCCAGGTGTGTTCGTAGGATTTGCAAACTTTGAGAACTGATTGTTGGCTATACTTGAACGAGTCTCTAAGTCCATAATGTTTTCATAACTAATTTTATCTGGATCTATTCCAAAAACTCTGGTCCAAAATCCGTCCTTACCATAAGGATTCTTGGTGGTTATGAAATTTTGTGCATTATACAAAGCTTGAACATGATCTTCATTGTCCCCCAAGTTAGAGGGGCCACCATATGTAAACTGACCTGTTGAATCATCGTGTAAACCAAAGCCAAAACCTCCACCAACATCAGGTGCTGGTGGTGCCGGAGGGTTGTCAGCACCAGGTTTATCCATGCTGTCTTCTCTTCCGCCTCCGCCTCCGCCCAAGCTGTCTTGAGCATCGGCCATCTGACCAGGATCACCTTTAAATGCAGGTATACCCGCCGGACCCGGTTCACCAGATCCACCAAGCTGCATCAATATTTCAGCTTCAGTTGGTGTAATGTACGACAGCATGTGATCTTGCCCACCAATCTGGGTGCGACGCGGAACGGCCCCGCCCCGCTTGTTCTTCATCACTCTGTCAACGGCTTCAAACATTAGCGGATTTTTACTTCTCTTGGATTACCCACGTATGCAGCACCCATGCCACGAACTTGAAGACCACCTTTTCCTCTTTTTACTACAGGAACCATCCGCATACCATCACGTTCAAATTCCACGTCTTGCATCTTCCTTATATCTTCTTTAGTCAACACAGGTGCTCTTCCAAGCTTTGGTCTTTCCTCTCCTGCAAACGCCTTCCTAAGCTCTTTTCTTTGTTCCTCGGTTAACATCTTTTCTTCAAGTGTCATCTTTTCAGTTTCGGCCATAGTTGCCTCCAGTATGTTTGAGCCGCCGTCTCTGCGCCGCCGTCCTTCATTTATAAGCTTTTTTGCCTGATTAGTCGATACACCAATATCTTTTGCAAATTGTGCTGCTCTAGGTTTTGCCATTATTTCTTACTCATCCAAGCTGTTGTGCCCATATATGCGCCGACAATACCCGCTCCACTAAGGAATATAAGGTCAGTGACAGCCCCTAATCCCTCTAGCTTCTCTGCCGAACACCACGGAGATGCCAAGAAAGCCGCATAGCAACCCATGAATATCAGAGTGTATCTAGCCATACGCAACTGCGCTACGTTTTTTCTAAGCTCGGTCTCAGTTTTTTTGATATCCTTGGCGTGTTCAAGCTCCTCGTCGGTAACTACCCCGTCGCCATCCATATCGTATTGGTTGTAGTCGCTGTCTTTCTCTAGGGATTTTTGCATCACTTCTTCCCAAAAAACTTCGTCGCTGCTCGTGTTCCAAAGCTAGCCGCCACAATAGTTCCCAAAGTATACTGATAGTAATCCGGCATGGACTCAAGAGCGGCAAAACCATTCGTGACTATCTCCCTGCCCCAGTCACCACAGAATGAAAGTATAAGCGGAATCGAGAACAAAATAGTAAGCCATTCGTCTTTCCAGCTATGTGCAGAAGCATCAGCCATTTTGAGATCCCAGTCAATCTCTCCGGTAGCTTTCTTCTGCATTATGACAGCTTCCGCCTGGGCTTTAGCAACCTTCGCACCAGTCACAGCCTTCTTCTCTTCGACTTTACCCTCAAGCCATGTACCAGCTAAATTAGCTATTGGTCCTAAAAACTGTATCATTCGTCCTCCAAGATTTCTAGAATCTCGCCAGCTTCAAGTCTAACCTTGAGTTGTTTACATGACCACTTCTTATCGAAGTCAGCAGTATGTCCCACGTTTCGTTTTATCTTACGGCGTATGTTCAGGCACTCGGACAGATTCTTATAAGGCGTATATTCAACACGCTCTTCCCCTATCATCAGTAACAAAACGAAAGTCATCTCAATCATTTGTTAGTCAACTTTTCAATGTTGTCCTCAATCTTTGTGAGTCGCCTGTCGTAAAACTCCAACACCAGCTTTTGCTGTTGATCGTGTGGTGCGTTGCCTGATTCTATGTTTTCTGCTAGTTTTTCTAGCTCCCCAGCCAAATGCTCAATCATCATAAACTGCTCTGAGTCAGCAGGTAAACTACCCATTTCACCACGCGGCCACTTGATGCGAAACTCTGTGTTCATGGCAAGATCTGTTTCTTGCAATATAAGTTTATTCTCTATCGTGTTTAATCTTTCAATGACACCAAAATAAGCCCATGTGCCAACAGTTGCAGCTATGAGCAACGCAATCAAATTGCGTATTGGCATTGCCAGTTCTGTGTTCTCGCTCAACTTCGGCATCAGTCACACGCTGTCTTTCCAGCACAATCTGTAGGAAAACAATGTGCCACCATCTTGTAATACTGATTGTGGTACGTTGCTCTCCACATGTTCTCATCTATTAAATGCACACACTGAGCTTCTGTAAAAGGCTGTTGAAGAGCAACCTGGTTTCCTATGTACTGCCACTCATAGCCGTCAAAACCCCACATAGAAATTACCAGAATAAACTCTTTAGTCATCGGTGATCATCACCCACTCTACCTCTCCCTTCTTAACGGAGAAGTTACCTATGCTTTGCCAATTCGTTTCATCTACAAATGCTTCCTGTTTGTCATCGGTGGTGATGTAAGAATGCACCATTCCAGCTACTATGGCTGCTATTATAATGTTTTCCATTTTACTGTCCGAGTTTTAAGTTAGCCTGTGTATTGATGCGATAGATGTTAACATCGTTTCTATCAGCAGCAATCTTCTCTTGCAGAGCCTGACGCTGCATTGCCGTATCATAAGCCTGCTGCAACTTGGCCTGATCAATCTGGAAGTCCAATGCATCGTTCTGCATCTTACGTTGTATCTCAGCCGTATCGTTCTGCAACTCCTGCTGACGAATCTGAACCAGCGGGTCAGGTGGAGTTTGCGGCTTGAGTAATGGTGCAAGCTGCTCCATCGTATCAGCAATCTGCTGTGCCACCGCCGCTTCAACAGCATTCGGATCAATCTGAGGCACAGCTTCGCCCTGTTCTTGCGCCTGCATTATGCCCTGCTCGAACATATCCTGAATGACATCACGGGCAAAGATAGCCAGATGATCCTGTATATGTGCCTGTAAAATACCAAAGGCTTGCGGGTTTGCCTGTATGGCAGGCGACTGAATCATCGCAACGTGCACACGAATATGCGCCATGCTGTCTTGCTGCGGGAATGCCTGCAACTGCTGACCCTTCAGAGCCAGAGCATTTTCTGTGGCAGGATCCTTTGGTGCAGGTGGCTGCGGTGGTGGCAAAATCGAATCAATGTTCTTCACATCCAGCGCATCATACATCCGACGATAAGCTTCATACATGTTGTGCATCTGTGGTGCAGCCTGCGCTAGTTGAAGCTGTGTCTGTGCCAATGACAAACGCTGGGCCATGGAAAAGATGGACGGGTCAGACACTGGGAGGATATCTACCCGCCCATCAAAATCCTGCGCCATGATTGCAGGATTCATATTTGCACCAATCGAGTATGGATAAGGCATAGGATTGGTGGCAAAGATCTCGGCCAGCATGCGGAATTCATTCTTCTGAGCATAGTGCAGACGCTTGTGAATGCTCGAGATTACTTTTGATCCCTGTTCGATGAGGGCCACTGTAGTTCCCACGGGAGCATTGGAGTTGACATCTGCGACTTTTGTGTCCGTAACCTGTGCAAATCTTCGACCCGAATCAACGACCACCCCAAGTAATTGAGCCAGCGTTCCAGAAGGCTCCTTGTATGGGAGAGGTATAATAGCATTCCTAATATCACCGCCAGGGGCATCAAGATCACGAAACTCACCCGGGTTAACAGGCTCGTCATCATTCCTAATGCGGACCCCCCGTGCTTTGAAACCACCCGGTAGATTCGAGAGCGTACCAGCATCGATAAGCTGACGGAGTATAGACGTTGCAGCACGAGACAATCCTCCTATCATATGCAGCAGCCCAAAGCCATAGAAGCCCAGACCCGGCAAAAACTTATAATGAACAAAGTACTGACGCTTGCGACGGAGCGGATCCTCCTCACGATAGTTGCGTACTACCGAAAGAATCTCTCCCGAAGCTTCGTCCATAGTGACGATATAGGGAAGCTTGATACCTGTTGGCTCACCTTCCGCGTCCATATCCTCAAATCCCTCAAGATCCAAGTCCACATGGATCTCAAAGAGTGTAAACATCTCATCAGAATATCCAGAACGTAGACCCTGAATCTCGTCAGATTTGCTGCGGATTGTTGAATCAGACTGGTCATCGTCACTCGGAGATAAGTCAACATCTCTATATACTCCTCCAACCTGTAACTTGCGGATCTCGTTCTCACTCATCCGCACCACATGTGTATACCGCTCCGCTGTCCTCAAATCAGACGCATGATACGGAACAACCAGATCTTCGGCAGGAACAAACTTCGATACCGCTCTCTGCTTTGTCTGGTCAAAGTAAACTTTCTTGAACGTAGATCCGGTAATCGGTAGATAGAACAACATCTGATCCGTGTCCTGATCAAACTCCTCCATCACCTCTGTGATCTGATAGTTCATGTAATCTTTCACACGTTGAGCCTGCTCCTCAACCATGCGGTTCTGCTCACCCAGGATCTGCGTCTTTACAGGACCGCCCGGTGGTAACATCTCCTTGTATGCCTGCGCCTGAAACTGCGTAATCGCCTCAGATAACACAGGATGCGTTACACCACTTGCCCCCATGAACGGCTCTGACCGCTCATCGTAATTGACACCAAGTAACGTCAGACCCTTCGAGATGGCTTCTTCCCACTCAGAACGACCCTCACGATCCTCATCAACCAAGCCCCCAAGATCCGAGGACAAAGAACCAAGCGTAGATCTATCTAGAACCTCGGCCAGATTTGCATTGTGATCATAGACTTCCGCCTCGACCGTGACCGTCTCTTCTGCACCAACAAGCTCAATACCGGGCGGAAGATCTTCCATACCGGGCAATGCTATTTGGACCTCGGTCATAGCATCTTCGGGCACGGCTGCTGGTCCACCCGGACCCATGGCCTGCTCCATCATTCCTGCA